TGCACCGCAGGCCCAGCCGCCGACTTACGCGCCGCAGCAGGCCGAGCCTGCGCCGTCCACTGGCGTGCGCCCCACCTGGGCGAAGTGAGACAACAGCTATGATTCTCCGTCCCCGCCAAAAACTCTTCGTCGAGCGCAGCCTGTCTGCGCTCGGCACCCGCAACAACACGCTCGGCATCGCGCCGACCGCGGCCGGCAAGACCGTCATGCTGTCGGCCGTGGCCGGAGAGCTCCTGAAGGAGCCGGATGCCAAGGCCTGCGTCATCGCCCACCGTGACGAGCTGACGGACCAGAACCGCTCGAAGTTCACCCGCGTCAATCCGGGCATCACCACCTCCGTGATGGATGCGAACGAAAAGTCGTGGGACGGGCGGGCGACCTTTGCCATGGTCCCGACCCTGTCGCGCGCGTCCAATCTTGACACTATGCCGGTGTTGGACCTGCTCGTGATCGATGAGGCGCACCATGCGGTGGCCGACAGTTACCGCCGCATCATTGACCGCACCCTGAAGCTCAACCCGTCCGCCAAGGTGTTTGGAGTCACCGCCACGCCGAACCGGGGCGACCGCCAAGGGCTTCGCGACGTCTTCGACAATGTCGCCGACCAGATTCGCATCGCCGAGCTCATCGCCTCCGGTCACCTCGTGATGCCCCGCACCTTCGTGGTGGATATCGGCGTGCAGGATGCGCTCCGCAAGGTGCGCCGGGTCGCTGCCGACTTCGATATGGGCGAGGTCGATGCCATCATGAACAAGGCGCCGGTCACCGACTCGGTGATCGAGAACTGGAAGGAGAAGGCCGGAAACCGCCAGACGGTGGTGTTCTGCTCCACCGTCGACCATGCCCGCAACGTGGCCGACGCATTCAAGGCTGCGGGGGTGACAGCGGCACTGGTCCATGGCGACATGGGCGATACGGACCGCAAGGCGACGCTTGCCGCCTACGACAGGGGCGAGATCCAGGTCATCACCAATGTCGCGGTGCTGACGGAAGGCTGGGACCATCCGCCGACCTCCTGCGTCGTGCTGCTGCGGCCGTCGTCCTACAAGTCCACCATGATCCAGATGGTGGGCCGTGGCCTGCGCACCGTGAACCCGGACGAATACCCCGGTGTGGTCAAGACCGACTGCGTGATCCTCGACTTCGGCACCTCCAGCCTCATCCACGGCTCTCTTGAGCAGGATGTGGATCTGGATGGCCGCCAGGCCACGGGTGACGCGCCGACCAAGGCATGCCCGTCCTGCGAAGCGGAAGTTCCCGCCGCTGTGATGGAGTGCCCGCTGTGCGGTCATGTCTGGGAGAGCGAGCGGGAAGATCGCGGGCCTGAGGCGCTCGGACATTTCGTGATGACCGAGATCGACCTGCTGGCACGCTCCAGCTTCCAGTGGGTCGACGTCCAGGGCGACGGCTCGGCCATGATGGCTGCCGGCTTCACGGCCTGGGCCGGCGTCTTTAACGAGGACGGACGCTTCTATGCCATTGGCGGCGCGAAGAACCGGACCGCCTTGCTCCTCGGTGTCGGCGAGAACATTACCTGCCTCGCCGCGGCCGACGACTGGCTCAACACCAACGAGACAGACGAGTCCGCACACAAGACCAAAGGGTGGCTGAACCAGCCCGCGACGGGCAAGCAGCTTGCGTATCTGCCCCCGGCCTGCCGCATGGATTACAGCCTGACCCGCTATCAGGCCTCCGCCATGCTGAGCCTGAAGTTCAACCTCCACGCCATTCGTAGCCGCATCGCGGAGGCGAAGGGCGCCAGCCTCGCGGCGGCAGCGTGATGGGGGAGTTTCATGTCACACGCATCACCCGTCACCGTCCGCGAGCGCTTCGTCCGCTGGCAGCCGCGCTTCTTGCTCTGCGCCGTCTGCAGCAGTCCGACACATGGCTTCGGCTGGCAGGAACCTCAGCGAGTGAGCAGGCCGCGCCCCTCTGTGTGGTTCTGCTCCATCACCTGTCAGGCCTTCTTCTGGCAGCGGGCCCGGCGGTCCTTCGTCATGGTTGATCTCACCGAGGAAGAGAAGGCCGCCATCCGCACATCGATGAAGATGGTGGCGGAGGTGATGGAGGAGATCGGCTGGCACGTCCGGTTCGAGGATCTCTCGGAACAACAGGTCTTCACGATCATCGAAGCCGCCGTGGGCGGCTTCCAGGACGCCATGCGCGAGATCGCAGCTGCCAACAGGCAATCACCGGAGATACCCTTCTGATGCTGGATTACAACCATTCACGCAGCTTTGCTGAGATGCTCAACGACGCGGTCGATGCGGCACTCGTCACGGAGAATGCCAGCCGTCCCCGCCGTGAATACCTCGGCGGCTCGCGCGTCGGTCACGCTTGCGAGCGCGCCCTGCAGTTCGAGTTTGCCGGTGCGCCGAAAGACGAGGGCGCCGACTTCCCCGGCCGCACGCTGCGCATCTTCGCCATCGGCCATGCACTCGAGGATCTCGCCATCCGCTGGCTCCGCGCCGCTGGTCTCGATCTCTACACCCGCAAGGGCAACAACCCCGATGGAGAGCAGTTCGGCTTCTCGGTCGCCGGTGGGCGCATCCGAGGTCATGTCGACGGTATCATTGCCGGCGGCCTTGAAGCGCTGAACCTTGGCGTTCCCGCGCTCTGGGAATGCAAGACCATGAACGCGAAGAACTGGCGCGAGACGGTGAAGAACGGGGTCGCTGTCGCCAAGCCCATCTATGCCGCGCAGATCGCACTCTACCAGGCCTACATGGATGCTGCTGTGCCCGGCCTCGCGTCGAATCCGGCGCTGTTCACCGCCATCAACAAGGATACCGCCGAACTCCACCACGAGCTGGTGCCGTTCAATGCCGAGCTGGCCCAGCGCATGAGCGACCGGGCCGTGCGCATCCTTCGCGCCACCGATGCCGGAGAGCTGCTGCCGCGCCTCGCGCGGGAGCGCGATCACTTCGAGTGTCGCATCTGCGCTTACGCAATCCGTTGCTGGAGCCTGGCCCAATGACTGACGAGAATGACGACAAGCCAACCGGCGAAGTGATCCACTTCAACCCCTGGCGGGACTTCAACGACGCGCCGCTGCAGGAAGATCCGTTCGGCGTCGAGCCGGACGCTGACCAGCTCAATGTCTTCCTCGATGTGGTGTTCGGCTATTGCGAGGGCCTGATCCCCGTCCGCGGCTTCGTGGACAAGGGGCAGGGCAGGGACGGCAAGCCCAACAACATCTGGATCGAAGCTGACGGTTCGGCTTTCGACAAGCTGAAGACCTTCGCCACCTGGGCGTGGCGCGAGGGTGCGGCGCTCTATGTCATCCCTGGCACAGTGGCGGCACAGGGCCAGGCGCGCGCCCATGAAGTGATCCAGATGCAGGCCATCGTGGTGGACCTCGATGCCGGAGACATCATCGCCAAGCTGGGCCATCTGGTCCACCATCTCGGCACGCCCACCCTTGTGGTGGAGAGTGGCGGGCGCACGCCCGAAGGCGGTCTCAAGCTGCATGTGTGGTGGAAGCTCACCGAGGCCGCCACGGGCGATGATCTCGCCACCCTCTGCCGCCTGCGCGGCGACATTGCCATGAAGGTGGGTGGCGACACGCATTTCCGCTCGGCCCACCAGCCGATCCGCGTCGCTGGCTCCGTCTATCACAAGGGTGGCTTCCAGCGGCTTGTGCAGATCCGCGAGCACAATGCCATCGAGGTGGAACTCTCCGACTTCGCTGAGCGCGTTGCCGCCATGCCATTCATCCCCGGCATGGGCGCTGAGCCGCCGCCTGAAGGCCATGCCAAGCCCTCCATCGACGCCATCCTCACCACACCCGTACATGAAGGCGGCGGTGATGCCTGGACCCGCTTCGAGGGCGCCAGCGCGGCCATCGGCCATTACATCCGCCTGGTGCACGAGGGAAAGCTCAGCCCGAATGACGGCTGGGAGGCCATCTGCCAGTACAACGCCGCCATGCTGAGGCCCGCATGGCCCGTCGAACGCCTGAAGCAGGAAGCCGACCGGATCTGGGCGCTGCATGTGAAGAAGAACGGCCCGGCGCTGCTGCGCAATGAGGAGGAAATTGCCTCCGACGCGCCGGTGAGCATGACGGCCTACAAGCTTCGCGACCTGCTCGCCGACAAGTCGCCCATGCCGGAGGACATCATCGCCCCGCGCGTCCTGACGCCAGGCGGCCTCCTCGTGCTCGGCGGCGCGCCGAAGGTCGGCAAGAGCGATTTGCTGATCAGCCTCCTCGTTCACATGGCAGCCGGCGTGTCCTTCCTCAGCTTTCAGCCTCCGCGGCCGCTACGCGTCTATTATCTGCAGGCAGAGATCCAGTACCACTATCTCCGGGAGCGGCTTCAGGGCATCCGCCTTCCTCCCGCCGTTGTCGAGGGTGCGCTCGACAACCTGGTTGCAACGCCCAAGCTCCGCCTGTTGCTCGACCAGAAGGGCGTCGCCCTGGCAGCCGCCTCGATCCGGGAACATTTCCCCTGCGCGCCACCCGACATCATCTGCCTTGATCCTATTCGCAACCTGTTCGACGGGGGCGAGGACGGCGGCGGCGAAAACGACAACGCCGCCATGATGTTCTTTCTCACCGAACGCGTGGAGCGCCTGCGCGAGGCCGTGGCGCCCGATTGTGGTGTCATTCTCGCCCATCACACCAAGAAGATGAACCGCAAGGCCGTGAGTGAGGATCCCTTCCAGGCCCTGTCCGGTGCCAGCGCGCTGCGTGGCTTTTACACCTCGGGGCTCCTGATGCACCGCCCTGATGAGGACAGCACCATGCGAAAGCTGGAGATCGAACTGCGTAATGGTCCGGCTCTGCCCACCAAACTCGTCGACAAGGAGAATGGACGCTGGGTTGAACTCAATCCCCTGAACGAGCGCCTCGTGCGCAAGGAGGCAGGCGCCAAGCTTGATGCCGAGCGATTGCGCAAGCATGATGTCATCCTCGGCATGCTCCTGGACGAGGCCGCCGCCGAGCGCCTCTACACCACAATGCAGTTCGCCGAGGCCTTCGAGAACAGGGGCGGGCTCGGCAGCAAGTTCACGATCCGGGACCGGCTGAGCGTCCTCGCGACCAAGGGGTTCGTGAAGTTCCTCCGGGATGGGACCCCGTTCGGCTACGGGATCGCCCGTTCGCGGTGGGGATACCTCTGTGTCGAAGGCATGGAATTCCCGCCGCAGGAGGCCGCCGACGAGGTGACGGGCGAGGTCATGTCCACGGCCCGCCCAGTGTACCCAAGCCACTTCAAATGTGCCCAGTCGGGGGCCTGTCTCGACGTCGAGAACCCTGCCGTATGGGTCTACCCGGAGGGGGTCGAGGACGAACCAACTCCTCAGGAGTTGGGGCCAACTCCTAACTCCTCTGATTCTGGAAACTTCACAAAATCAACGAGTTAGCCATTTCGGAGGAGTTGGTCACCAACTCCTCCCCAACTCCTCCCCAACTCCTGTTTCAGAAAGGAAAATCAATATGTTACGCAAGAAGGAGGAGTTGGGTGTTTCACCCCTATTCTATGAATGGGTCGCACGGGAGTGCCGACCCATTCCGAATAGTAGATTTGCGCGCGCCCGATCCCACCATGACTGTTGCTGTGGGAGGTCCGTATGACGACCCCCAGACTCCGCGTGGTGCATGCCATCAACTTCCGCATCCTGCCGCTGCCTGACACCGTGCTGATGCTCGAGGGACAGCGCTATGTTGCCGTCGGCAGCAGGCTGCACCTGAAGCCGGATGGCACTGACGTTCCGCTGATCGTCTGGCGCAGCCACTGCGCCGAGTGCGGCATGCCCTTCGAGTGCACGACCACCCTGAAGGGGTCTCACCCGAACCGCCGTTGTCCGGAACATCACAGCCCCGGCGCCGCGGTGACCCGGAAGGGCCAGGCCAGGCAGAAGAAATTCCTCGCCCGCAAATGGCGACGGAAACCAGCGAGCCCAACGGGCCGCTGATCGGGCGGCGGCAGCCAGTACCGCCAAGCACGAGGCTGCCGCCGTCCTCCACCACGACGATCAACCGACAGGAATTGGAGACCACCATGGTACCCACGACTCTGCCTGTACCCGCGGCAAAGGCAACCCCGACGATTCCATCCATCCTCGCACTCGATCTCGGCACCACCACCGGCTGGGCGGTCCGCAGCAGCCGCTGCCGCATCGCCCACGGCACGGCCGAATTCCGGCCCAGCCGCTTTGAAGGTGGCGGCATGCGTTACCTCCGCTTCGGCCATTGGCTGGCCCAGACGCTGGAGATCACCGGCGGCATCGATGCCGTGTACTTCGAAGAAGTCAGGCGGCACATCGGCACGGACGCAGCACATGTTCACGGCGGACTGCTCGCCACGCTCACAGCGTGGTGTGAGGCTCAGAGCATCCCCTACAGCGGCGTGCCGATAGGCATCTGGAAAAGGCACGCCTGCG